TGGATCGTGAGATTTTCTATCACTTCTGGCGTCTCTTCTCTGTGCTTGAAAATTTCCGGCAAACCGCTCGTCGATCCGCGTCTACTTTAGTGACAATACAGGTTCTCAGAACGGCTGCAATGGACTTCAAGTGTGAGTTCGCTGCACCTTGGTCGGAGGTCGGCTGTGGGCCGAAAGCGCCAGTTGGATTGGCCCGCGCCAAAGCCCTTGCATCATCATCTCCCCTCCACCCAGCTCGCGACGATCAGCCCCGGTACCGCCCTCGCTACCCTCTCCGCATCCTGCGCCAGATCCAGCCGTTTGCGCAGTTTGACCTGCGGCACCAACAGAAAGATCGGTACAACGGTCCGCCCCGCCAGACGGCTGTAGCTGGTCCCATCCTTGCGACGGGTGACATTCTCGCGGATCCGGCCCGACTTCGTGAACCGGGCGTTGTCGGCAACCAACAGACTTGGTGCACTGCGACGATAGACAAACCGCAAAGGCGTGCCGGTGCGTCGTTCCCAGATTCCCGGATCAAGCGGCCCGCGTCGAATGCGTTCCCGCGCCACCGAGGTCGGAATTGCCAACCAGAAGCCATTTTTCGAGCGGATCAGCGCGCCCTCGTCATGGGCACCGATGATCTGCGGAGCCTTTGACCAGACCAATGACGCGGCCCCGATGCTGGTGCCATGCTTTGGATAGCGTGCCGAGCGGATGGTACGGGCTAACTTTGTTCCCAAACCTGCACCAGTGACTTGCGTGCGCCAGTCGGATTTCAATCGCTCACCTGCTTGCGTGACACCCAGTGTGACAGCGCGTTCAGCCGCTTTGGTTTCCTCGGCCATGATCTTTGCCAGATCGGGTGTGAAGCTGACGGACATCTTCATGCCGGTCGGGCCTCGATGCTCCAGATCAGACGATCAGGATCACGCACCGGTTCGCCCTGGATCAGAAAGGCCTCGCCGTCGATCTCGATCCGGTCCCCCGGCCGCGGTGCTGCAACCTCGCTTACCCTGAGATCAAAGTGCTGCGTTTCCGACCAGAGTTTTGCCTCGCCAAAGCCGGTGATGCTGTCGCCACGCCGGGCCACCACACGAACGAGAACGGGGTTGCCGCCCCCGGCCGTGTAGATCGCCTCTGTGCCAATGTTGGAATCTGCGAACAGCGCATCCAGGGCAATGGCGACGGCGTTCATCAGGTTCGCCGTGCGCTGCGCAGCACCTGCGGGCGGGTGCAGATCGGCAGCGGGTTGCTCTCGATCTCAAGGCGCACCCATTCATCGCGGTCGCGATCCGGGATCGAGCGCGCATAAAGCGGCAGGCCCAGCGTGTTGACCGTCTCGAAGGTATCTGCCGGGGCATAGTAGATTTCAAACAGACCCTCGACGCCTTCGGGATAGAACACCGCCTTGTCGACCGGGATCCCGAAGACGGCATTGCCCCGATAGCGGCGGAAGTTGATACCGCCAAAGCTGACCTCATCCGACACGCGGCTGCGCAGATCAGCGGCAGCAGCGGTGTTGAGGTAGGTTTCGCGCACCTCCTTGTGGGCGACCAGATCGGCAAAGAAGGCTGAGCCGCATTCGGCGCGCAGTTGCACCGCGCCGGTGGAAAGACCGCCGAGGGTTTCCTCGACACTTTCGATCAGCGCCTGACAGCGTTTGCGCAGGGCACCGGAACCGGGCGAGGAATTGTCCAGATCAAAGTCGATCTCGGTTGCCGGGGTGATGGCGAATTCGGTGAAGTAGTCGATGACAGTGTTGCCATTCTTCGGGTCCAACACCTTGCCCTGGATGCCGTTCAGCAGGTGATACTCGAAGGTCGCCTCGGCGTCCGAGCGCAACCGGCGCAGACGCCGGGCAACTTCAGCCTGGATTTGCTGGGTTTCGCTTTCCGACCCGAAGGCTCGGATGCCCTGGATTTCCGATGCCCAGAGCACGTCCTGCTTCTTGAACTGGCGGCAGACGAAAGCGCGCACGTCCCGGTCCTCGGGCACTTGCTGGTCATAGGCAGAGCCGCGTTCGGAAAACGGGATCAGCGACAGGGTGCCGTCGCGAGATTCAATGACGACGGTACGGGAGCGCACGCCACGATCGGAGAACAGGCTGGAGCCCGACAGGGTTGCGGGCTTGAACGGAATGTTCTCCAGCGCCCGGGTGAGTTCGATAACCGAAAAGGCATCGGTCTCAAAGATATCCATGGTGGCCATGTGTGCCTCCTTTCAGAATAGAATTAGCGGGTGAGGATAGCCACAGGGTGCGGCATGTCCCACAAGGGGCTTCGGGCTGGCTTTTGATTGGTAACAACATCACCAATCACGGCTGCTAAAGACATGAAACGACCCAACCCACTCCCAGCGGACCAGATGACCCCGGCGGAACGCCGCACTGAACTTTGTGGTCTGCTGGCTCTCGGGCTGGTTCGCCTTCGGATGCGTGATCGGGCGGAATTATCTGACGATATTAGAGAAAGTTGCCTACACTATCCGGCCGGCGAATGGCGTCATGCAACTCCAACTCACCGGAGAAACGCATGACCAAACAAGATCCCATTCCCGCCCGCCTGGCCGCGCTCAAGACCACGTCGACGCTTGACCTGAAGACGCAATGGCGCGACCTGTTCGACAGCGAGCCACCGCCGTTCAACCGCCGCTATCTGGAAAGCCGACTTGCCTATCGAATTCAGGAACTCGCTTATGGCGGGTTGAAGCCGGAAACGGTCAAGCGGCTTGAAGCCCTTGGTGAACAGCTGGACGGCGGTGATCGCAAGAAAAGCCGCATTCGTGCGGATCTGACGCCCATCGTCGGCACGCGCCTGATTCGTGAATGGCAGGGCGTTGAGCAGGTCGTAACTGTCACAGCTGATGGCTTCGATTGGCAGGGGCGACCTTACAAGTCGCTGTCCGCAATCGCGCGCGCGATCACAGGCACGCGCTGGAACGGTTGGGTGTTCTTCGGGTTGAAAAACCATCGGAGATCAACATGACCAAACCGATCATCCGCAAACTGCGCTGCGCCATCTACACCCGCAAATCCTCGGAGGAAGGGCTTGAGCAGGAGTTCAACAGCCTGCACGCCCAACGCGAGGCCTGCGAGGCGTACATCGCCAGTCAGCGGTCCGAGGGCTGGGTGCTGGTGCGTGATCAATATGATGACGGTGGCATATCCGGCGGCACGCTGGAACGCCCCGGCCTGAAACAGCTGCTCGCCGACGTCGAGGACGGGTTGGTCGATGTTGTCGTCGTCTACAAGATCGACCGTCTGTCGCGGGCGCTGATGGATTTTTCAAAACTGGTCGAGGTGTTTGACCGTAACGACGTGACCTTCGTGTCCGTCACTCAGTCATTCAACACCACCACCTCCATGGGGCGGCTGACCCTGAACATCCTGCTCAGTTTTGCCCAGTTCGAACGCGAGGTCACGGCCGAACGCATCCGTGACAAATTCCGCGCCAGCCGGATGAAGGGCATGTGGATGGGCGGGGTGCCGCCTTTCGGATACCGCGTTGAAAACCGGAAGCTGGTAGTGGACGACGAACGCGCCGAACACGTCCGCTGGATCTTCACTCGGTACCTTGAAGTGGGATCGGGCACAGAACTGGCGCGTGAGGTGAACAAACGCGATATCCGAACCCCACGCGGCAACCGGATCGACAAGAAATATCTGTACCGGATGCTGAACAACCGCGCCTACATTGGCGAGGCGGTCCACAAGGGCACCAGCTACCCCGGCGAACATGACGCCATCATCGGGCGCGCTGTCTGGGACAAGGTTCACGCCATCCTGCAGGAAAGCCCCCGCAAGCGCGCCGCACGGACCCGCGCCAACACGCCCGCGCTGCTGAAGGGGCTGCTGTATGGCCCTGACGGCGCGGCCTTCTCCCCGACCCACACGCGCAAGGGCGGCAAACTCTATCGCTACTATGTCAGCCAGACCATTCTGAAACACGGCGCCGGAACCTGCGAGATCGGCCGTGTTCCCGCTGGCGAGATAGAAGCAGCCGTTATCGATCAACTGCGCGCCGTGTTCCGCCAACCCGAAATCGTGGCGGGCACGTGGAAAAAGGCGCGCGCGCAGGACGGCGAGATCACCGAGGGCGACGCTCGTGAGGCGCTGCAGCAACTGGACCCGCTGTGGGATGAACTCTTCCCCGCTGAGCAGGCGCGCATCGCAGCGCTGCTGATCGAGCGGATCGATATCGGCACCGATGGCCTCAGTGTGCGCCTGCGCATGGATGGATTGACCAGGCTGGCACGCGAAATGATGGCTGATCTAGGAACGGCGGCATGACCCGCGCAAAGCCAGTGCCTGACACGGTGACTGTGCACGTCCCGTTCCACCTCGTAAAGCGCGGCGGACGCAAGGAGATGCGGTTGCCAGACGGGGCATCCAACCAATGCAAGATGGACAACACGCTGGTCAAAGCACTGGCTCGGGCATTTCGCTGGAAGCGTATGCTCGAATTCGGCGAATTCACGACCATCGCCGAGCTGGCCGAACGCGAGGGCATCGCGCCGTCCTACATGACGCGCGTCATGCGGTTGACGCTGCTCGCGCCAGACATCGTCGAGGCAATCGTCGAAGGGCAGCAGCCGCCAGACGCGAAGCTGGCAGACTTTCTGGAGCCGTTTCCAGTGGAATGGGTGGCGCAGCCATGGCTTCTTGCTGATCTCAGCTGACTCTCGGGTTATGAGCCGCTTCTCCCGAGACCATCCCTCTTTATTTATTTCAACCACTTAGAGCATTACCAATTTAATCGGTTTCATATCCAGCGGCTTTGAAGAAGTTGTAGCATTCCTCGTCGCTGAACAGATCGCAGACGTGGCCAGCAGCT